CCGCACTCACGCCCCCGCCCGCGTACTCACTGGTGGCGCCACGGCGGGCAAAGTCGCCGTTGGCCCGGCGGGTGACTACAAAAACCTCGATGCCCTGGTATTCGATGCGGTGAGTGAAATGATCGACCCCTGGTACCGTGAAGACACCGCCCTGGTGGCCATCATGGGCCGCAAAATGCTGGCCGATAAATACTTCCCCATGATCCAGCAGTTCGCCGAAACGCCCAGCGAAGCCCGCGACCTGGACATGATGGTCAGCCAAAAGCGCGTCGGTGGCCTGCAAGCCGTGCGCGCCCCCTTCGTGCCGGACGGCTCCCTGCTGATTACCTCCCTGGCCAACCTTTCACTTTACTGGCAGTTGGGAAGCCGCCGCCGTCATGTCATCGACAACCCCAAGCGCAATCGCATCGAAAACTACGAATCCAGCAACGACGCCTACGTGGTTGAGGATTATGGCTTCGGCTGCCTGGTTGAAAACATCGAAATTACAGAAGACGAATAAGGGGAACCGATGAAAAGCCCAGCCCGTAAACATTACGAGCAAGTGACCGCCGCGAAAGCGGCGGGCGCTGCCACCCCCGGCCAACAGCAGCAAGGCGAGCAGTACGAGCTCCACGCCCGCGCGCTTTATGAAGCCACCCGCACCCTGAAAGGCATCAAATCGATTCAGGCCAAAATCGAGAAAAAGCGCGAGCTGCTGCCGGATTTTCTGCCCTACATCGACGGCGTATTAAGCGAAGGCAACGGCGCTAAAGACGACGTACTCATGACCACGATGGTCTGGTGCATCGACATCGGTGATTTTGAAAAGGCGCTCGCTATCGGAGCCTATGCCGTGAAACACAACATCGACACCCCCGACCGCTACGCCCGCGACACCGTTAGCATTCTGGCCGAAGAGATCGCCGAAGGCGTTAAAAGCGCCCTGGCCAAGGAAGATGCCAACGCCGACGCCCTGGCCAACGTTATGGCCCGCGCCGCTGCCATTGTCGATGGCCATGATATGCACGATGAGATCAAAGCCAAGCTTCACAAGACCTACGGCTACGCCCTGCGCGCCGCCGAAGATGTTGAAGGCGCGCTTGACCAACTCAAGGCCGCGTTAGCCCTGGATGAACGTATTGGCGTCAAACAAGACATCCAACGGCTGGAAAGCCAACTCAAAAAACAGGGTGGCCAGGCCAAGGCCTGACACCAACCGAGTCGCACCCCGACGGCAAGGGGGCACCGCTAAGCAAGGGCTTTTAGCCTCGCGCAAAGCGGTCCACCCCCTTCATTAATTCAGCCGGTAAACACAGGTCACCATTATGCTTGGCCACAGCACCAACCCGCCCAGCCCCACGCTGGAGATCATCATCAACAACGGCTTCTGGCCGGATATCGACCCCAACGACTTCCGCGAAGAGGAGCGCGTGCACAACGTCACCCCACCGCGTATCCATCACTCTCTGCGCGCCGCCATGGCCGATGTTAACCGCCAACTAGCGGACTACCAGCACACCCACCAACAGGCGGGGCGCATGGCCTGGGATGCCATTCCACCCGAGATATGGCAATCGCCCGGCGATATTCAACTGCTCTACACGCGCGCGGTTTACGCCCAAGCCCAAGCCGACCTCTTAGAACGCTACCGCGACGCATCAGCAACGGGCAAAGGCGACGAACGCGGCGAAGCAAAGGATTTAGCAGCTGACGACTACCTCGCCGATGCCCGCTGGGCCATTGCTGAGTTAGTTGGTCGCCAACACACCACGGTCGAGCTGATATGAACCGCGTGGCCCACGCCCACCAGGGAGAAACACTGGATGCACTGCTGTACCGCGTATACGGCAAAACCGCCGATATAACGGAGCAGGCGCTGCAGCTAAACCCGCACCTGGTTAATCAGGGGCCAGTGCTTCAAGAAGGCACGCCGATCACGTTGCCGCCGCCGCCGAAAGCACGCGACACCTCCCAACCGCACATTCAGCTTTGGAACTGAGGAGCTCATGAGCCAACCGTATGAAATCACCACCGAAAGCGCCAAGCTCGCGCCCCCGGCCATCGTCTCGCTGCTGCACGTCGGCGGCATGACCCCGGCCGATTGGGTCACCGTGCTAACGCTGCTTTATCTGGCGTTACAGATCGGCCTGCTGGTACCGCGTTACCTGAAGCAACTACGCAACTACTGGGGGCCAAGCGATGAGTCTTAAAAGCCGCCTTGCCATCGGCGCCACGGCCGGGGCGCTCAGCATCGCCACCGCAGTGGTCTCCTACTACGAAGGCTACCGCCCTACCGCCTACCGCGACCCAGTGGGCATTGCCACCATTTGTTATGGCCACACCGCCACCGCGCGCATGGGGCAAACACTCAGCCAGGCAGAATGCACCGCCCTGCTGGAAGCCGACCTTGGCCACGCCTTTTCGGCGGTGGATCGTCGCGCCCAGGTGGATCTACCGCCCCCCACCCGCGCCGCGCTGGCTTCCTTTGTTTATAACGTCGGTGAAGGTGCCTTTGCCCGCTCCACCCTGCTGCGCAAACTCAATCAGGGCGATGTTCGCGGCGCCTGCCATGAGCTAAGCCGCTGGGTTTACGCCGGTGGCCGCAAGCTCAACGGTCTGGTCAAACGCCGCGCAACCGAACGCGAGCTTTGTCTGGCAGGCGTAGAACAGGAGGCCACCCCATGACCCGACTGGTCGCCGCCCTCACCATCCTGGGCTTGGTGCTACTGGTCACCTGGGCGCTATGGCAACGCATCCACGCCGCCGAAGCCCGCGCAGATCTCGCCGAACAGCAGCTCGCCCATTCACGGCAGCGGGAAGAAGAAAGCAAAGTAGTGATTGATGCGCTGTGGGAAAACGCGCGACGCCTGGAAGCCCAACGCCGCGCCCTGGCAGAGCAGCAATCAACGCTTTCCCGCACCGCCGCCAACCGTCTGGCCACCATTGAGGAACTCCACCGTGAAAACATCGAGCTACGCGCTTGGGCTAGCACTCCTTTGCCTAGCGCTATTATCCGGCTGCGCAAACGCCCCGCCGTCACCAGTGCCCACGATTATTATCAATCAGTGCGCGACGCCCAGCCCCTGCAGCCTTCCAGCGAGCAACCCGAAAACCAATGGTGAGTTACATCTACAGCTTGAACACACCGAAGCCGCCTGGGCACAGTGCGCGGCTAAGGTCGATGCCATCATCCTTTGCCATAGCGAAGCCAACGAATGATCAAGCTCCAATCCCTACGCCAACACCTGTTGAACGCGGTACCGGAACTCAAGCGCAACCCCGAACAGCTCCACACCTTCGTCAACGACGGCAAAGTGAAATTCGCGCGTGGTACCAATCTTAGTCACCAGTACACCGTCGACGCCCAAATCATCATTACCGACTACAGCGGCAGCCTAGACACTGTCATGATCCCGCTACTGCAGTGGCTCAACACCTACCAGCCGGATCTCGTTATTGATGAAGCGGTAACGCTCGAAGCCGAGATCCTCAGCAATACACATTGGGACCTAGCGCTCACGGTTCAGTTAACCGAGCGCGTCGTCGCCAAAGTCGACTGCGAGAGCGGCCGCATCAACGCCGACCACCGCATGCCGGAATACCCCGCCGACGCCTGCCCCGCCAATCACTGGCAGCTCTACATCAAAGGCCCCCACCGCGACGCCTACGAACTAAAGGCCGAATGGAGTTCGCATGGATGACCTGATCCAGCTGGAAAACTGGCTAACGCCGTTACTAGAAAAGCTCAGCGCCAAAGAGCGCCGGGTGCTGGCAAGGGAAGTCGCGCGGGATCTGCGTATTGCCAACCGCGAACGCATCAAAGCCCAGACCAACCCCGACGGCACACCCTTTGAACCCCGCACCCAACTACGCAGCCGCAGCGGGGCTATCCGCCGAAAAGCGATGTTCACCAAGCTACGCACCGCTAAATATCTGCGCATTAAGACTACGGCCGACGAAGCCGCCGTTGGCTTTATGGGTCGTGTGAACCGTATCGCCCGCGTGCATCACTATGGGCTAAGGGATCGCGTAGAAAAAGGCGGCCCGCAGCACCAATACGCCCGCCGGGAGCTAGTCGGCATCACCGCTGCCGACCGCAACCGCATCGCCGAAAGCGTGCTTAACCACCTTGCTCCCCCCAGCAAATAATCCCCTACTTGTCCTGGGCGTGTGGCACAACGCCCGCCGCTACCCATCCACGCGCAAGACTTCCACCATTAGCGGCATGAACAACATCGCCGAACTACTCCGCCTGATTAATAACCTGATCCGTATTGGCACCATTGCCAAGATCAGCTACGGCGACCCTGCCGCTAATCCACCGGTGCCGCCATTGGTGCGCGTGCAGTGCGGTGAACTGCTGACGGGTTGGATACGTTGGATCGAAAGCCGCGCTGGCACGACCCGCACCTGGTGCCCGCCTACGTTGGGGGAACAGGTGGTAATAATTGCCCCCGGTGGCGATCTGAACACCGCCTTTGTTCTCACCGGGCTGTTTTCCGAACGACACCGCGCACCCAGCGACCACGGCGAGCATTTTCACGCCGTCATGCCCGACGGTGCCACCGTGGATTACAACCACGTGGAAAAACACCTGACGTTCGACACCCCCGGCGACATCACCATCACCGCCAAAGGGGATATACGCATCACTGCCAACGGGGATTTACACCTCAAGGGCAGCAAGATTTTCGAAAACGCCTGAGGAAACCACATGGAAACCGGAATTGATTACCGGCCACAGCTGGCCCAACTGATCAGCGTTGGCGAACAGATACGCGATGCCCTGCAAGCATCCACTCAGGCGCTGGAACAGCTCAACACCACGCAGGAAACCCACAACCAAACGCTGGTGCGTCTCGCCATCGTTCATGAAGCCATCGGCCAACGGGCCAGCACCGAAGCGCTTGGGCTCTATACCCGCCCTATTCCCAAGGAAGATGGCTTCAGCAAGGCCGCCATGCTCAATGCCCTGGAACAAAGCGGCCAGCTTGAAAACGTCATGAACAAAATGGATGAGGAGGAGTAAGCCATGCCAGCAGCGGCCCGCCTTGCCGATATGTGTACCGGCCATGGCTCATGCAAACCACGCCCAGCCATCAGTGGTTCGCCCAATGTGTTTATCAATGGTCAGGCCGCCCACCGGGTTGGCGATGCCTGGGCAAAACACTGCAGCCATTCCGGCGTATTAGCCGCCGGGTCATCCAGCGTGTTTGTGAATGGCCAGCCCAAGGGGCGCGTGGGTGACCCTGTTTCCTGTGGCTCCCTGGTCGCCACCGGTTCCAGCAACGTGTTTGTGGGGGGCTAACCATGCCAGGTATGAACGCCACCACCGGCGAAACGCTGGCGGAGTTTGACCACATCCGCCAAAGCATCCGCGACATTCTCACCACCCCGATTGGCAGCCGGGTGATGCGCAGGGAATACGGTTCCATGCTGGCAGAGCTAATCGACCAGCCGCTCAATGATGCCACCCTGCTACGCGCCTATGCCGCCAGCGTGATGGCCATTACCCGCTGGGAACCCCGCGTGCGTGTGCTGCGCGTCAACCGGCAAGTGGATGCCAGCCAACACGGCCGCGCCCTGCTGGAGATCGACGCCCAAACCCATGATGGCCAGCGCTTTCACGTCGAGGTGCCCTACACGTGAACGCCGCCATTGACCTATCACGCCTGCCCGCGCCGGATATCATCGAAACGCTGGATTTTGAAGCGCTGCTGACCGAACGCAAACAACGCCTGCTTGACCTGCACCCAGCGGATGAACGCCCCGCTCTGGCCGAACTGCTGGCCCTGGAGTCTGAGCCTCTGGTGAAGCTGCTGCAGGAAAACGCATACCGGGAACTGCTACTGCGTCAACGCATCAATGAAGCCGCCCGCGCGGTGATGGTCGCGTTTGCGACCGGTGCCGATCTTGACCAGTTGGGTGCCAACCTCAATGTGGAACGCCGCCTGCTGAACCCCGGCGACGCCGACGCCTTACCGCCCATTCCCCCCACCTGGGAAAGCGACCTCGAATACCGCGAACGTATTCAACTGGCGTTTGAAGGCCTATCGGTCGCAGGCCCCATTGGTGCCTATGTGTATCAGGCCAAAGCCGCCCACCCGGATGTACTAGATGTCGCTGTGGAAAGCCCCGAACCGGTGGATGTCATCGTCACCGTGCTATCACGCAAGCACAACGGCCAGCCAAGTACTGCCGTACTCAATGCCGTTCGCCAGCATCTGGAACAGCGCCGTCCACTGACTGACCGAGTCACCGTTCAAGGCCCCACGTTGATCACCTTCACATTAAGCGCCGTGCTGACGTTAAGCGATGGCCCAGACCCGGCCATCGTTCGCCAGAAAGCCAGCCAACAACTGGAAACCTACCTAGCCGACCGCCACCGCCTGGGTGCCTGGGTCACGCGCTCCGGCGTGCATGCCGCGTTAACCCTAGAAGGCGTGGAACGCATCACGCTCAACGGTTTTGATGACATCCTCGCCGAACCTTCACAAGCGCCGTTATGCACAGGCATCAACCTGAGCACGGAGGTGATGGGTGCCGATTGATCTTCTGCCCCCGAACCGCTCCGCGCTGGAAAGCCGGGTCGCGGCCTCGCATCCGCTGGATCACCCCGTCGAGCTGCGCACGCTATGGAACCCGGCCACCTGCCCGGTCGAGTTTCTGCCCTTTCTCGCCTGGGCGTTTTCCGTCGACCAATGGCATGAACACTGGCCGGAGCGCATCAAGCGCCGAGTAATCGCCAACAGCGCCCAATTGCACCGCATTAAAGGCACCCGCCCAGCGGTGGAACTCGCCATGCAATCCCTGGGCGTTACTGTCGAGATGAAGGAATGGTTCGAAACCTCGCCACCGCTACCCCGTGGCACCTTCAGCGCTTTGTTATGGGTGAATGAAAACCTCACCCCCGACGCCCCGGCACTGCTCAGCAACACCCTCTACCGCCAATTACGCCAGGCCATCAACAGCGCCAAGAACGTGCGCAGCCACTGCACCTTTAAGGTCGGCGTGCGTTTTGGCCCTTCCAGCATGGGGGCCAGCAGCACGTTCAAAGGCAGCGCCCTACGCCATGAAAGTGCCAACGCCGTTACGCCACCACTCAAGGCCAGCGCAGGCATCACCATCAACAGTGCCCAACGCAGCGCCGCTACGACCCGACGCAGCGCCAATGCCGAACAAGCCCCGCTCAAGGCCACCAGCCGCGACGCCGTCACCGCCGTGCAACAGGCGCTGGCCATTGCCCGCCATGCCGCCAACCTCAACGCCCAGGCGAGGCTGTTACCCACCCCGCTCGGCGTCGCCTGCACCTGTCAGGCTACGGCGCTGGCCCGTTACTCAATGGAGACCCCAACATGACAGCGCTAGTACCCACGCTCACCCTGGCGGGCCTGAACGCCGTCTTCAACGCCGAAGGCGATGGCCTGCAAGCTCGTATTACCCATATCGTGCTCGGCGATAAAGCTCGCGACCCAAAACCCACTCATACCTCACTGGGCAACCAACGCCGCCGAGTGGCCATTGCCGATGGCAAAAAGCTTGCGGATCGACAACTCCACGTCACCGGTGTGGTAGATGGCGATGGCCCTGAATTCTGGGTACGGGAAGTGGGTTTCCAGTTAGAGGACGGCACTCTGCTGGCTATCTGGTCTGATCAGCAGCCACTGGCGTATGTCTCCAACAACGTGCCGCTACTGCTCGCGTTCGATTTACGCCTGGATGCCCTGCCAGCGGATTCCGTCACCATCGTTACCACCGGTGCGGATCTCTCCCTGGCGGCCTGGGGGGAGCAATACACCGCCACTGCCGCCGCTACCGTGGCCAACATGGCCCGCCAAGTGGATCTCCTCTTTCGCGTTCAAGAGTTAGAGAAACGCGCATGAGCACCCAGGCGCCCACCCTCACCGTCATTGAAGGCACCACCTACCGGTTCGGTATGGTGTGGCGAAGTGACGATGCCAACGCCACGCCGGTTGACCTCACCGGCTGTGAGGCACGCCTGGTGGTCGCCAGCGCACAAGGGGCGCTGCTGCTCAGCGCTGACACCGATAACGGCATTCAGCTAACGCCGGAACAAGGCGGTATCAACGTGCATATCCGCCCCGAACAAACCGCCGGAAAGATCACCCGCGAATGGTCAGGCGCCCGTTACGAGCTGCGCATTACGTTTCCAAATGGTGATGTGTTCAGCCTATTACGCGGGCACTTCCAACTATTGCCCGGCGTATATCCGGAGGCAGCCCATGGCTAACGCTAGCCGTCTCACCGTTCAAATGCCCGCGCGCTCGGTCACGGTTCATCTACCCGCACCGCCACGCTTTGAGGTCATCAGTCACGGCCTACAAGGCCCACCGGGCACCTTGCCGCAAGAGCTGGTGGAACAGCTAAAAGAAAACCAAAGCGCGACCCAGCAGGTGGCCGCGTTAATGAACGCCCTACGCGATGACTTTACCTATTACGGCGGTGCCATGGCCGCCCAGGAGGAAACCCCATGAGCTTTACCGATAACCTGAGCGCCTTGCGCCAGGCCGTCACCCACACCCTGGGCGTGATCGACGGCAAGTTGCGCAACAAGGCCGATAAAAGCGAGGTGATGACGCCAACGCAGGTCGACCAGCGTATCCAAACGCTAATCGGTGCCGCCCCGGAAGCCCTCGACACCCTGGCCGAAATCGCCGAGGCGCTGGGCAACAACCCCAACTTTGCCGCCACCATCACCGAGCAGCTCGGTACCAAGGCCACCAAAACCCAGCACGCCGCGCTGGAAGCTCAGCTCAGCACCGCCCTGACTGAACTCACCGCCGCCTTTAATCAGGGCGCCGCCACCATCCAAGCCACCCCAGTGGAGTAACCCATGAGCCTAGAAAACCAAATTGCCAACCTGGTTGGTGCCGCCAATAACCTGACAAGTGAAGTCGCTAACAAGATGAAGGGGATTGATAATAAAGTTACTACCGCACTAACAGCGGTACCTGATCAAATTCGCACAACGATGTCGCTTTCACTTCACGTTGATGCTGAGGAGGGTGATGACAATAACAATGGCCGTATAGCCACTCCATTTAAAACAATCGGCCGAGCGATTAAAGAAATCCCTTCCGGTGCGAGTGGAAAGATTTCGTTAAAAAATGGACAGGTGCATACAGTTAGAAAAGAAGATGGCTTTAATCCCTACGAAGCATCTGATAAAACATTGTTAATTTACAGCAGAGACTACGGTAGTAGAGCAGTTTTGAAAATAGCCCCAAATATACGTGTGGACAATGTCAATCTAGAGGCATCATTTGTACAAGCCAGCACGCGAGTAGATATACGATTCGAGTCAATCGTATTAGAAACAGGGAAAATAACAGATACGCAAAAAGCGATGGGGCTATTCCCGTATCCCACTAGCAATAATTACAATTCAGAATTTGGTGGCACCTTTAGTCGGGGCGGTGGCACTAGCGAAGCAGCAATGTTTAACGTTCAATTTAGCCGCTGCGTTATCAAACAGCAAGATTTTCGTCTATTCACTACGCGCAGCGGTATTTATAATGTTTTGATGTACCAAACAGAGATTCTCAATGAGGGAAACAATGAAGAGATTTTTGACACTTTAGACCCTAAAGTTTTATCTCTCAACCAAGTAACTTACTCTGGATTCGGTGACAAAACATTGGAAGATATTTTCCTATTAAGAGAAAATTCCTATATTGCCAAGAAAGGGGCAGTCAGTAACTAAAATTATTTAACTAAAAACCTCTCTCAAATGGAAAATACGCATGAACACATTTACACATGATGGCAAAACATATACTGGTTTTAGCACCCAAGAAGCACTTGATGCTGGTGTCCCCAAGAGCATTGTAGTTAGCCAATTGCATTTATCACTAAACGCCAATATCGACACCGCCGCAGGCAACGCCCGCGCCGCCTTCGTCAGCCCCGGCAGCTACATCGACCAAGAGTACCTACTCGCCAAACAAGAAGCGGTGGCTTGGATAGAAAGCGGCAAAGACGAAAACGCCATTCCATCGAGCGTACAGGATCACATCGATATGTTCGGAGTGAGCGCCGAAGCCGCCGCCACCGAGATTGTGGCCACCGCCGAGCAGTGGGAGCAGGCACTCGGGGCCATTCGCAGCGCCCGCCTGGGCGGGAAAGCGGCAGTGCAACGTGCCGAGACTATCGAAGCGGCAGAGGCCGCCGCCCAGCAAGCCATCGAACAGCTCAACCGCTTCCGACCAGATGCCGCCTAAACTCACCGCCTAGCCCAGAACGACCAAGCCCGCCTATTTGGCGGGCTTAGCATTTTCGGGCTGGAGCTATCGTTACCTAATACCACTGGCGTGGCTATTGCTTAGCAAAGCATCTATAAACAGCGGATCATCGAACAGCTCATCGAGCGTTTCTTCCATTGCCATTTCAATGGGTCTGGCTAGGTTATAAGAAGACATGTACATCACCCCTTTATGCTCAGGGCTAACCGAAATTTCTCGGCTGAACAATACATCGTTTGTCTCTGACACCACCTCTACCTGAATCGTAGAATCGGCGACTGTTTTTCCCGTGAAAAATGTATCAATCAGGTGCAAGTTTGAGTACAGCTTTATGATATCACTCTGGATAGTTAAGGACGCTCCGCTGCCGATTTCAAACCCTCTAGCTATCAGCTCCTGCTCAATGGCCGATTGCAATTCCTTCTCTACGGGCTCCTCGCTGTAAATCGACGCCATAGCAAAGCCGCCATAGCTATATTTTTTGTGGCTAATACGACGTTGGTCTTCGCGCTCATCGGTAACCACCACATTCACCGACACTTCGGAAGCCCCCTCCAACGCCGCCACATCGGCTTGCGGTTCATATTCCAGATCATGTGATTCGGGTATCGCCGCACAGCCGTGCAAAAATGCCAATCCAGCCAATAACCCGATAATTTTAAAGCACTTCATACGTTCCCCTTGCCACGTCATTTTTAACATTAAGTTATATTTTGCTGGGAAACACTAAAGATAAATCAGGGTTAGTCAAATTTTTGAACACAGTATCTTAAGCTTTCTGTCCCCCACTCCCCGCACAACGCCCGCCGCTACCCTCCCGCGCGTAAGCCGATCAGCATAAAGGTTCTTTCGAGACAGAAACCTTTATCCGCTTGAACCTGCGCAGGAGACAAGCATGGCAGACCGCTTACACGGCGTGAACGTCGTTGAAATCAACCAGGGCACCCGCCCGATCCGCACCGTATCTACCGCCGTGATTGGCTTGGTGGCCACCGCACCACTGGCCGATGAAACCGCCTTCCCGCTGAACACGCCGGTACTTATCACCGACCCCTACACCGCCATGGGGCAAGCGGGTGAAAGCGGTACCTTACGCCGCAGCCTGGCTGCCATTGTCAGCGAAACCCGCCCGCTGATTATTGCTGTGCGTGTGGAAGAAGGTGCCGACGAAGACGCCACCACCGCGAATATTATCGGCGGTGTCGATGCCACCGGTAAAAAGCTCGGCATGCAAGCACTCACCGCCGCTGAAACCCGCCTGGGCGTCAAACCCCGCATCCTCGGCGTGCCGGAGCTGGATAACGAAAGCGTCGCGAGCGAACTTGCCGGTATCGCCCAACAACTCCGAGCATTCGCTTACGTCTCCGCCCACGGCTGCGAGACCAAGGAAGAAGCCAACATGTACCGGGAAAACTTCGGCCAGCGCGAAGTCATGGTCATCTGGCCTAACTGGCAAGCCTTTGATACCAGCGCTGAACAAACCCGCCCGCTCTCTGCCGTCGCCAAGGCACTTGGCCACCGCGCCAAACTGGATAACGACATTGGCTGGCACAAAACGCTGTCCAACATGCCGGTAAACGGTGTGACCGGCATCACCAAGGACATCTCCTGGGACCTGCAAAGCAGCGCTACCGATGCGGGCTATTTGAACGAAGCCGACATCACCACCCTGATCAACAAATCAGGCTTTCGCTTCTGGGGCTCGCGCACTTGCTCAGAAGATCCATTGTTTGCTTTTGAATCCTACACCCGCACCGCCCAGGTGTTGGCCGATACCATTGCTGAAGCGCACCTCTGGGCCATCGACAAGCCCATGCACCCGTCCCTTGTGCGCGACATCATCGAAGGCATCAACGCCAAGTTCCGCGAGCTGACCCGTCGGGGCTACTTACTCGGCGGCTCCGCTTGGTTTGATGAAGAGCTCAACAGCAAAGAAACGCTCAAAAGCGGCAAGCTGTACATCGACTACGACTACACGCCGGTACCGCCGCTGGAAAACCTCACCCTCAACCAGCGTATTTCCGACCGCTATTTGATCGACTTTGCCAACCGCGTCGCCCCAGACAGCGTTGCCTTCAATCGCCAGCTTTAAGCAGGAGCCCTAGATGATTCCGCATATTCTCAAAGACTTTAACCTTTTCGGCGATGGCAATAACTGGCAAGGCCAGATCCCCGAACTCACCCTACCAACAATGGCGCGCCGCATGGTCGAGTACGAAGGGGGTGGTATGGAAGGCCCTATCGAAGTCGACCAGGGCAACGAACTGCAGGAATTCGAATGGAAGCTCGGCGGTATGACCGTTGACGGCCTGTTCGATCACTACGGCTCGCCCATCCACGATGCCTCACTCCTGCGACTGACCGGCTCTTACGAATCCGACGAAGACGGCAACATCATTCCTGTCGAGATCGTCATGCGCGGTCGTCACAAAACTATCGAAATGGGCGACGCAAGCAAGGGGGATAACAACCAGATCAGCATCACCACCACCCTGACCTATTTCAAACTCACCATTGACGGTGAAGACGTGATCGAGCGCGACGTTCCCGGCTACGTCTTCAAAGTACGCGGTGTGGATCGCTTGGCAGAGCGCCGCGCCGCCCTGGGCGTTTAGCCCCCACCCCACGGCCGCCCCGGCGGCCTTACCCCTTTTCTTGAATAGGACATCACCATGACCCAACAGACTGAAAATCAGATCGAAGCCCCCGCCGCACAAACCGCCACCGCCCCAGGTGTGCCCACCGAAGTGGTCGAGCTGGAAACCCCACTGCAACGTGGTAAAAACACTGTGACCGAAATCACCGTGCGTAAGCCAATGTCCGGCGGTATGCGCGGCGTCTCATTGGTAGACATCATGAACCTGGACGTCGCAGCACTCACCAAGGTCATGCCCCGCATTACCACGCCCGCGCTCACCGAAGCCGAACTGAAAACCATGGACATCGTAGATTTGGTGCAACTCGGCACGGCGCTGAACGGTTTTTTAACCCCCAAGAAGTTCAAGGAAATCGAGGCATAGCGCTCGCCGAGTTCGTTGAAGAAGCCATGGCCGACTTGGCCATGGTGTTCCATTGGGAGCCTAGCGCAATGGACAACATGGAACTCGAAGAGCTAATGGAGTGGCGCGAACGCGCCCGCAAACGCCACGAAGGCAGCAAGCCTAAAGGCAAACAACGCAGCAGATAGGAACGGTCGATGGCACAAAATCTACGCCTGCAGGTAATGCTTAACGCCGTGGACCGTGTCACCGGCCCTCTGAAGCGCATACGCCAAGGCGCTGGCCAAACCGGCCAAGCCATGCGCGAAACCCGCGACCGGCTCAAAGAACTGCAGCGCACCCAAAGCGATCTCACCAGCTACCGCAAAGCCAACGCTGCGTTACGCACCACTACACGCGCAATGCGTGACGCCCGCGCCCGTAATCAGCAATACACTCAAGCCCTGGAACGCCAACGCGAAGCCCATGCAAGCATCAAGTCTGGCCTGACGGTTGCCCGCCGAGAGTACGACCGGCTAGCACGTGAAATGCTCAATACCAAACAACCCAGCGACCAGCTAAGCGCTTCATTAGAGCGCGCTCGTGTGCGCTTGCATGGCCAGCAAACCGAGTTCGACAGATCCGCCAGAGCAATGCGGGAATACCGCAACCGAACCCGCAACGCAGACGAAGAGGTAAAAAAGCTCACTCGAAACCACGCCACTCAAACTGAGCGCATCCGTGGGCTAAAAACGCGGTTAGATGAGGCAGGCATCAGTACCGACAACCTCGGTCGAAGTTCGCGAGAGCTGCGAACAAAAGAGGATCGGCTAAACACCACCCTACAAGAACAAAAGCGCCACTTAACCGAGGTCGCCGAGCGGCAACGCCGCTTAACCCAAGCCCGCGACCGCTACCAAAATGGCATGGCCAACGTTGCCCGCGCCCAAGGCGTGGGTATGGGCATGTTCGGCACTGGTATAGCGCAAGGTTACGCCGCTAGCCGCCTGCTTACCCCCGGCGTGGCCTGGGGCGAACAGATGAGCACCCTACAAGCGGTAGGCCGCTTTAGTGCTGACGATGAGCGCTACCAAGCGTTGCGTGAACAGTCACGCGAGCTGGGCGGCTCCACCGCATTCAGTGCCACCGAAGTCGGCGGCGGCCAAGAGTTTTTGCTACGAGCAGGGATGAGCGCGGAAGCCATTCAGGCCTCAATGCGCGATGTGCTAGATCTCGCCCTGGCCAACAACACCGAGCTAGCCCGCGCGGCGGATATCGCCTCCAACATCGCGGGCACCTTCAAAATCGATATGGAAGCCGACGGCGCGATGGCCCGCGTCGCGGATATTCTCTCCGGTACCGCCAGCCGCGCTAACGTCAATCTGGAAATGCTCGGCGAAACCATGAAGTACCTGGGCGGCTCAGAAGACCTCGACCTCACTATGGAACAAGCCGCCGCCATGGCAGGCCTAATGGGCAACATCGGCATTCAAGGCAGCATGGCCGGTACCGCCATGCGCGCCATGGCCAACCGACTGACCGATCCCGCCAAGGCAGGTCGCGATGCCATGGAGCAACTGGGTCTGCAGGTGTCAGATGCCAACGGCAATATGCGCGATATGCCCGACATCCTCCGCGACATCAACAACGCCACGCGGGATCTCGGCAACGTCGAACGCCGAGCACTGCTCTCCAAGATCTTTGGCGCCGAAGCCGGTTCCGGCATGACCGAGCTGGTCAATGGGATGGCCGACGGTGACTTGGATGAGCTAATAAACGCCCTACAAACCAACGCCGGTGAAAACGCCGAGATGGCCCGCGTCATGGCAGACAACCTCGGTGGCGACCTCAAGAGCCTGCGCAGCGCCTGGGAAGAAGTCGGCATCAGCATCACAGACACCAACGATGGCCCCTTGCGTGAACTGGTACAAACCATCACCGCCATCACGCGCGGCGTGGGCGAATGGATCAAAGCCAATCCCGAACTCGCGGGCACTATCGCCAAAGCCGCAGCAGGCATGATCGCGCTCGCCACGGTGGGCGGTGCCGTCACCATGACATTCGCCAGCATCCTCTCCCCGCTGCTGTTCGCCAAATTCGCCATGACCACGCTCGGCATCAAGGTTGGTGGCTTGGGCACCGCACTAGGCTGGATAGCCAAAACCGCCATCCCCTGGGTAGCCGGTGCGCTTAAAGGGCTATTAGTTGCCATGGGCCCCATCGGCTGGGGCATTGCCGCCATCGCCGGTGCCGCCTTCCTGATCTACAAGTTTTGGGAACCCATCAAAGCGTTTTTCGTGGGCCTATGGCAGCAAGTGAAAGCCGCGTTCGATGAAGGGGTGGGCGGTGTTGCCCGCTTGCTCATCAACTGGTCGCCGCTGGGGCTCATTCACAGCGCCTTCACCGGCGCGCTAGACCTGTTGGGCATTTCAGTGCCCGAAGGCTTCCGTAGCTTGGGCGGCTTTGTTATCGATGGCCTGCTGAGCGGGATGGAAGCAAAGCTTACCGCGTTACGCGAGTGGGTCACCGGCATGGCCAACAGCGTGGCCAACTGGTTTAAAGAGGTGCTCGGCATCCACTCGCCAAGCCGCGTGTTTGAAGGCTTTGGCATCAACATCGTTGAAGGCATGATCAACGGAATCGCCAGCATGGCCGGGGCACTACGCGACCAGGTCATGGGCATGGCGGCCAATATCGCCGGATGGGTGCAAGAAGCGATGGCCAGCGCCTGGGATTCCATCGGCGATGGTGCCAGCCGCGCCATGCAGTGGGGCCGGGACACAGCGGCCGGAATGGGGCAAGGCATCCGCGACGGTGCCAGCCGCGCAACCGAAAGCGCCGCCAATCTCGCCAGCGGTGTGACCGATACCGTGCGCGGCTGGTTGGATATCCATTCCCCCAGCCGCGTGTTTGCCACCATTGGCGGCTACATTTCCCAAGGCTTGGCCAACGGCATTGAAAGCGACGCCGACAGCCCCGTTAAACAAGTACGTAGCGTCGCCAGCCGCATGCGCGACGCTGCAGCGGGATTAATGCTAAGTGCAGGGATAACGTCACCGGCGGTGGCGATAGAAGCACCGCCGCCAGAACTACCGCAATTGCCGGGGCTTCACGCCCACATTGAGCGCCCCGAGCTGCCCACGCTGCAAGCCCTGCAGGTAGAGCACCCCACGCTGCCAGAGCTGAGCGCACCAGAGATTCGGCGCCCAGAACTGCCACAAATGCCCCGCTTAATGAGCGAGGTGGCGACACCCAAAACGCCCACGTTGGATGCACTACGCATCGAACGGCCGGAGCTGCCCCCACTCCCCAGCCTGAGCGCGTTACAGATCCACGCGCCCGACCTGCCGCACCTGTACAGCGAGGTGGCCACACCAGAAACGCCCAAGCTGGATGCACTGCGCATCGAACGGCCGGAGCTGCCCGCGTTACCCGAGCTAGACGCGTTAGAGATCAGCGCGCCCGACCTGCCGCGCCTGTACAGCGAGGTGGCCACACCAGAAACACCCACGTTGGATGCACTACGCATCGAGCAGCCAACACTGCCCGCATTACCCAGCCTGGGCGCGTTTCAGATCCAACCGCCCACGTTGCCAGCACTGCCCACGCTCTATAGCGA